AACCCCCCCATTAATCGCCATGTTAAGGGAAGTTTTCAGCGCAAAGGACTCCCGGCCGCGCCCCGCCGCGGGCCGCAAAAAGGCGCCGCGGGCCGCCGCAGGCCGCCGCAGGCCGCAAAATCGCGCCAGATCTCGCTAAAACTTTGCTATATTTTAATTATAGGGATATATACTAATATTTTGGCTTGTGAGAGCAGAGTCACCCAAGCGGGTAAACTTATAAGCAAGAGTTATTGCTGCTCTTAGAAACGAAAATATAGGCTTTAAACGATATAAGCACATTAGAAAGGACAATATGCAAAAACAAAACGGTGGCAGGCCCACAATTTTACCTAAGATGTATGAAGAACCGCTTTTTAGTCAAATCATTGATAAAATTGAATCAGGCTGCAATGACAGAGAAATCTACACCAGTTTGCATTGTTCGGCTAAAACTTTTAGAAAGTGGCGAGATGACAATATAAAGGCGTATGACGAAGCTAAAAGCATTGCTAGGGGAAATCTATTAGAACTAGCCGAAAGTGCCTTAGCGAGCAAACTGACGGTCAGAACGCTAAAGGAAACAGAAACAATCTATGACGCTGACGGAAACGTTGAAAAAGTAAAGGTTAGAGAAAAAGAACTTGACAAAGATAGCTTGGTAGCAATGATGGTTGCTAAGGCTGGAAATCCTGAACTTTATAACCCCACTGAATGGCGGAGATTACAACAGGAAGAATCAAGCGCTCATGACCTTAAAGCTAAAATCGAAGAACTTGATGACTATAAACTAAGTAAGTACGAAACTCCAAAAATTGAAGTACCGAAAGGGTTTGAATAAATGTATTATTTGAATAAAATGTTGGAATACAACAAAGAAAATGGCATTATTATCAATAAATACATTCGCAAGACTATTCGGAAGCAAATACGTATTCATAATAAGTATATTTATCGCTATGACCGTGTTACACAAGCTATTGAATGGATACAAGATAACTTCTATTTGACTACTGGTAACCTGATGAAAATCGAGCTACTACCGCCACAAAAATGGTGGTACGAGTTAATGCTTGGTTATGATATGATTGATGAAAAAGGCGTTCAGGTCAACCTAGTTAATGAAATTTTCCTTAATTTAGGGCGTGGCTCTGGTAAGTCAAGTTTAATGGCAACGCGCGTGCTTAGCTGGATGATTTTAGGCGGTCAATATGGCGGAGAAAGTCTGATTATTGCATATGATAATGCACAGGCTAGACACGTATTTGACCAAGTTCGGAATCAAACGGAAGCAAGCGATACATTGAGAGTGTACAATGAAAACAAGATTTTCAAGAGTACAAAACAAGGGCTAGTATTTACTTCTTTTAAAACCACTTTCAAAAAGCAAACAAATGATACTTTGAGGGCGCAAGGTGGTAATAGTTCTCTTAATATATTTGATGAAGTTCATACCTATGGCGAAGATATAACAGAATCAGTCAATAAAGGTTCACGTCAAAAACAAGACAACTGGCAAAGTATTTACATCACTTCAGGAGGACTTAAACGCGACGGGCTTTATGATAAGCTTGTTGAACGCTTCAAATCAGAAGAAGAATTTTACAATGATAGGTCGTTCGGCTTGCTTTACATGCTAGAAAATCATGAGCAGGTCAAAGATAAAAAGAATTGGACTATGGCATTACCACTTATTGGAAATGTTCCTAAGTGGTCAGGAGTTATTGAGGAGTATGAACTTGCTCAAGGAGACCCAGCGTTACAGAATAAGTTTTTAGCGTTTAATATGGGCCTACCTATGCAGGATACAGCTTACTACTTCACTCCACAGGATACTAAACTAACAGAATTTAATTTATCTGTATTTAATAAAAATAGAACTTATGTCGGAATTGACCTATCCTTAATTGGCGATTTAACCGCTGTGTCGTTCGTTTGTGAGTTAGAGGGTAAAACTTACAGCCATACGCTTACTTTCTCTATACGGTCTCAATATGAGCAACTAGACACAGAACAGCAAGAACTATGGACGGAATTCGTTGACAGGGGAGAACTAATCTTACTTGATACGGAATACATCAATGTAAATGACTTAATACCATATATCAACGACTTTAGAACCAAGACAGGGTGCAGACTTAGAAAAATCGGTTATGACCCAGCACGATATGAGATTTTAAAAGGGTTGATCGAGCGTTATTTCTTCGATAAAGACGGAGATAAGCAAAGAGCAATTCGACAAGGTTTCTCGATGAATGACTATATTAAGTTATTAAAATCTAAGTTAGCGGAAAATAAACTTATCCATAATCAAAAAGTCATGCAATGGGCTTTAAATAATACTGCTGTTAAAATCGGACAAAGTGGGGATTACATGTATACTAAAAAACTTGAAAAAGATAAAATCGACCCTACTGTGGCTTTGACAATGGCTTTAGAAATGGCGGTGTCAGATGAAGTATAACGTTGACACAGTAAGAGAGAGTGGCTGGTATAATAAAAAAGAATGGCTGGCAGTCCGTGATTATGTAAGACAACGCGACAAAATGACTTGCGTAAGATGTGGTGCATTCGGTGCTAAAAAATACGAAGTAGACCATATTATAGAGCTAACTTGGGAAAACCTTGATGATTGGAAAATAGCGCTGAACCCTGATAACCTACAACTCCTTTGTAAGTCTTGCCATAACAAGAAAACAGGCGAGTATAAACGAGGGAAAGGCGTAAGTTTATGGTAGAAAGGGGAAAAAAATTGCGTGGCTTGTTGAAAATTAATGCCTTTCTTGACATTGGTAATACACAGGAGTATCGAGAAAAAGCCTTAACAACAATAAAGAATATGCAAGAGAGTTCGAGTTACAACGGTTTGACGCCAGTTGATAACAAGACGGAAATTGTAGAACTTAAAAAAGATTATTCTGTTTTAAATAAAGATGAAATTGACCTTATTAAATCTGAACTTTTGACAGGTTATTTTATGAATGAAAATATTTTGCTTGGTACTGCTACGCAAGAACAACAAATTTATTTTTACAATTCTACTATCATTCCTTTACTGATTCAACTTGAAAAGGAACTAACTTATAAACTGATTTCAACAGGCCGCAGACGAATAAATAAGGATAATTTATATTATGAACGCATAATCGTAGATAACCAGCTATTCAAGTTTGCAACTTTGAAAGAATTAATCGACTTGTATCATGAAAATATTAACGCTCCTATTTTTACAGTGAATCAACTTCTTGTTAAAATGGGCGAGCAACCAATCGAGGGTGGAGATATTTACCTAACTAACCTTAATGCGGTTGCTGTTAAAAGTCTAAGTGACCTACAAGGCGGTAGAAAGGACGTAACAAGCACAGATGAAACTAACACAGATGAAACTAACACAGATGAAACTGATAACCAATAGTGCTGAAATTAAAGTGACTGAAAACGAGGACGGTTCTAAGTCGTTCCAAGGTATTGGGTCAGAAGTTGGTGTAGAAAACCGTAATGGTATTATCTTGACTCCTAACTGTATTGAGTTTGCTAGAGAACGATATCCATTGCTATATGAACATGGTACTGGATCTAGCGAAGTCATCGGGGACGCAAAAGTTTACTATGATTTGGCTACTAATAAATACCTGACTGACTTCACGCTTTACGACGATGCGCCAAACATTAACAAGGCTGTGGAAAACGGAGCTTTTGACTCACTATCAATTGCCTATTACATCACAGATTATACTTTTAATGAAAATGACGCTCTAGTCGTAAATAAAGCACAGTTTAAAGAGATTTCTCTTGTTTCAGTACCAGCAGACCCTAACGCAAAATTTATTCAAAATGCCTTAGGCGAAGAACTCACAGAAGAACGCAACAAAATTATTGAAAGCCGTAACGCTTTGAAAGAAATTGAGGATATTAAAAAGAAATATGAATAAACCTGATTTAATCGAAAAACAAAATCGCTTGGCAGAACTTAAAGAAAATAATGTATCTTTAAAATCTCAAATTAGTGGCTTTGAAGTAAAAAACGCAATCGAAGACCTACCTAAAGTACAAGAATTAGAAAAAACACTTTCAGAAAATTCAATTGAAATTATCAAAATTGAGAACGAACTTAACGCACAGGAAGAAAAAACAAAAGGAAAAGCTAAAATGACAAACTTTATTGAATCACAAAACGCTGTAACAGAATTTTTTGATGTATTGAAAAAGAACTCTGGAAAATCAGAAATTAAAAACGCTTGGAATGCAAAACTTGCTGAAAATGGTGTAACTGTAACAGATAAAACTTTTGAGCTTCCACGCAAATTGGTTGAGTCAATCAACACAACTTTGTTAAATGCTAACCCAGTATTCCAAGTCTTCCGTGTTACAAATGTTGGCGCTTTGCTTGTATCACGCTCATTTGATTCAGCTGATGAAGCACAAGTTCACAAAGACGGACAACAAAAAACAGAGCAGGCAGCTACACTCACTATTGACACTCTTGAACCTGTAATGGTTTATAAATTGCAATCACTTGCTGAACGTGTTAAACGACTTCAAATGTCATATTCTGAACTTTACAACTTGATTGTAGCAGAACTTACACAAGCTATCGTTAATAAAATCGTTGACCTTGCTCTTGTTGAGGGAGACGGAACAAACGGCTTTAAATCAATTGACAAAGAAGCAGACGCTAAAAAAATCAAAAAAATTACTACAAAAGCCAAATCAGCTGGCAAAACTCCATTTGCTGACGCTATTGAAGAAGCGGTTGACTTTGTTCGTCCTACTGCTGGACGTCGCTATTTGATTCTTAAAGCGGAAGACCGCAAAGCCTTGTTAGATGAGTTACGCCAAGCGCCTGCTAACGCTAACGTTCGTATTAAAAATGATGATACTGAAATTGCTTCAGAAGTTGGAGTAGATGAAATCATTGTCTATACAGGTACAAAGGCTGTTAAACCTACTGTATTAGTAGACCAAAAATATCATATCGATATGCAAGATATTACAAAAGTTGACGCATTTGAATGGAAAACTAATAGCAACATGATTTTGGTTGAAACACTAACAAGCGGTCATGTCGAAACTTATAACGCTGGTGCAGTAATTACAGTATCATAAGAATAAAACGGAGGAAGTAAATGATAGATTATATTAAAGTCTATTGTGGTATTCCGATTTTAGTAACAGCTTATGATAGTAAACTTATCTTATTCCGTTCAATAGCTATTAAATTGCTAGAAAAAAATGGTATTAAAGCTGACGAAACAAGTGTATTAGTGAAAGAATTTATCTCTTGTTATTGTCGGCTTAATATTGTTGATGAACCAGCAGAACAATGGCGAAATGCTGAAATGAAACGTCTGGATTCTTTACAAGAGTTAATGTATTATGGAGGTATTTAATGATATTCTCACAAGTTACATTACAGGTAGAAACGACTGTTAAGAAGAAGAACGGTGCAGAAGCTAATGTTATAAAGCCTATCGTTTTACCAGCAGTTAAACAGAGAATTAGTCAGACAAGACTTGATGAGTTTTCTATGATTGGGCTAGGTAAAAACGTAAGATACGAGCTTAACGGAATCGGAGAAATGGAAGACTTGATTTTCAACTATTTCTTAGACGAAAAAGGCAACATTTTCAAGCGTACAACATGGGAAAGAGACCCTAAGAATAATAAGGTGATTTTAGAGGGGGTCGTAAGTAATGGAATTTGATTCTTATATAGATTGGTACAACAATTTGCTTACAATGCCTCTAAATGACATTATTTTAGGCGTTAAGGACACGATACAAGACAAGACGGTATATTTATCGCTTAGTGATTCAAAGGTGCTTAAAATGGATAATACGAGCTTTGTCATGGGTTACTATTATCAAGTTGTTTTGTCTGTTAAAGATGTTGACGATGAACTTGTCAGACTAGTCGGAGATGTTTTACGAGACGGTTGGAATATGACGAACTGGTCAGAAAACAGCCATTTGTACAATTATACTGGAAGTGTTTATTTGCCTTGTGGTGCAGGTGGTCAACCATGGCAATGAATTTACTTAATACAGCAAACATAGCTAAAGAAATGCAAACTAAAGTAACAGAACGCTTGGGCGATTGGTTTGAAGCAGAGTTTAAAGCTAAGGCAGATGCTGCAGCCCGAAGGACTAGACTAATCAGAAGCCACGGTCACACCTATACTTATGCTAGATATCAAAATACTGGTCAATTGGCAAGAAACTTAAAACAAGATAAAAAAGGCGATAAAATAGTAGTTAATGCAGGTACTAGGGCTAATTATACTAGTGGTTATCATGGTATGTATTTCTTGGTTGAAAAAAAAGGTATGCAAGAAGTCAAAACAACATTGAAAAAAGGCGCTAATTATGCTAATTCAATGAAATTATAGAAAAGAGAAAAAATGAAATTAGATTATAATTCACGTGAGATTTTTTTTGGTAATGAAGCTCTAATCGTAGCTGATATGACTAAGGGAAGTAACGGGAAACCAGAGTTTACTAACCATAAAATCGTAACTGGTTTAGTATCAGTTGGCGAAATGGAAGACCAAGCGGAAACTAATAGCTATCCAGCTGATGACGTACCAGACCATGGAATTAAAAAAGGCGCTACCTTGCTTCAAGGCGAAATGGTATTCATTCAAACAGACCAAGCGCTTAAAGAAGACATTTTAGGTCAACAAAGAACAGCAAACGGCTTGGGTTGGTCTCCTACTGGTAATTACAAAACAAAATGTGTTCAGTACCTAATTAAAGGGCGCAAACGTGATAAAGTTACAGGAGAATTTATTGACGGTTATCGTGTAGTCGTTTATCCAAATTTGAGAGCAACAGCAGAAGCTACAAAAGAATCAGAAACAGATTCAGTAGACGGCGTAGACCCTATCCAATGGACTTTGGCAGTTCAAGCAACCGAGTCAGATGTTTATTTAAATGAAGGTAAAAAAGTGCCCGCTATTGAATATGAAATTTGGGGAGAACAAGCTAAAGACTTTGCTAAAAAAATGGAAAGTGGTTTGTTCATCATGCAACCTGACACGGAATTGGCTGGTGCTGTTACATTAGTTGCTCCAACTCTTGCGAACGTTCAAACGAGAACTAAAGGGCATAATGACGGAACAATCGTCTTACCAGCTACTTTGAAAGATTCTCAAGGTCACGATGTAAAAGTAACGTCAGTGATTAAGGACGCACAAGGAAAAGTAGAAATAAATAATGAACTTGCGCCCGGTGCCCATCTCGTAACGTTCTCCGCTAACGGATATCCAGATGTTACCGCAGGCGTTGCTGTAACAGACAAACCCTGAGGGGCCCGACGGGGCTAACCACGTAGCCTTTGCATATAGTGCAGACGGCAAAGATAGATTCACAACCACTTACCCTAACTTGAACTTGTTAGACGATACTACCAAAACTCCCCAAACTGTAACTATTCATGAAAACCATGACGCCAGTATAGTTGTTCGGGATCCCAAACAACTTTCGGAAAAAAACGTTACAGGGTCGGTTTATTTAGACCTAACAAAATCGAACAATGACGCATGGGCTCAGCTTTCCACTACAAATGGTGACCTTAGTGGTAATGTCATTAAGGCTGGACAAAAGGGATATAGTACATTTTCTGGTGAAGTTCCAACTATAACAGATGATAATGCTAACATAGCCATTAGAAGGCTTGAAAAGGATAATGATACAACTTTTGATTATTCCGAAATGAAAGTAGAAGAAGGTTCAACCGCCACCCCTTGGATGCCTTCAGCAAGTGAAGCAAAAGAAGAAGATTATCCAAGCCACATCGGAAAATATACTGATAATAACTCCCACGAACAAAGCACAAACCCATTAAAATATGCTTGGAGTATACTAAAAAAAGTAAAGGATACCATAATATAAAATGGCAAAACAATTGAGTACAGCACGTAAATTTAAAATGATTACAGGGAAAGACCTTTTCCAGCAACAAAAAGCAATGGATACAGAGCTTAAAAAAGAAGACGGAGAAATTACTGACCTAATGGAGTTCGTTCAATATGGTCTATACTTGGCTCTTTTTCAAGATAACATTGTAAAAGCTAAAAGTGACTTCTCTGACTTCCGTACTAGCTTTGAGTTCGATACTGCCGGTAAAGGACTTAAAGAACTGGTCGAACTGTGGCAAAAAGAAATTTAATGAGCTGAAAGGACTGTAAATGATTTTAAAACATGCAATTAGATACTTAGAACTAACTGGTTCAGACTTTATTACAGATTTAAAAGACTTTGCAGACCTACAAAATTCTTTTGTCGCTGGATATATTTCTGATGACTTTACAGAGCAAATGGAGAGCTTTACAGACAAGTTATTGATACTTTGGGTAGATTGTAACGGAGGACTGCAAAACGCATTAGACGACAAAACAGAGCTCCCTACAACTAATGAGTTAATCAATATCTTCTGTAAGACTGTTTTTATTAAAGAAAAAGAGGAAACGGAAGACGAAACGGTCTTCTTTTCTTCTAGTTCATTGATTAAGAAAAAGAAAGATACTGTAAAGGAAAATAAAACCTTAGAACTTTTGACTGTTTTAGGCAATAACGGAATTGATATAACACAGTTCATGGAAATGGAATTAGAACTCGTTTATAAATTAATCGAACTTATTGCAGAGAAGAAGAAAGAGGAAAAAGAAAAAGAGAAAAGGCGTAAAAGAAAGGGTATGTAATGGCAAGTAATGCAAAATTTGAGGTCGAGATATACGGCAATACAACGAAATTCGAGAACTCACTTAAAGGCGTTAATACCGCAATGTCAGGGCTTAGAGGAGAAGCTAAAAACTTACGTGAAGCTCTAAAACTTGACCCCACAAATACCGATAAAATGGCGCAATTGCAAAAGAACTTGCAAACGCAGTTGGGCTTATCACGTGACAAAGCAGCAAAATTAAAACAAGAACTTTCTAGTGTAGACAAAAGTACGTCAGCAGGTCAAAAGAAATGGCTACAACTTACCAGAGATTTAGGCACAGCAGAAATACAAGCTAACAGGCTAGAGAGCGAAATTAAGCAAGTCGAGAGTGCTATTAGTTCAGGCTCTTGGAACATTGAAGCTAAAATGGATACTAAGGGCGTTAATAGCGGAATTGACGAACTGAAGTCACGTTTTAGCGGTCTTAGAGAGATTGCTGTTGGTGCATTTAGGCAAATTGGTGCAAGTGCTGTCAGTGCTGTTAGTAATGGCTTAAGAGGTTGGGTATCTGACGCAATGGCTACCCAGAAAGCCATGATTTCATTGCAAAATACAATGAAGTTCAAAGGCAGTGAGCAAGAGTTTGAATATGTAAGCAAATCTATGCAGAATCTTGCTAAAGCTACAAATGCAAATACTGAAGATACTATTAAACTTTCAACGACCTTTATTGGTTTAGGCGATACTGCTGAAAAAGCGGTCGATAAAACAGAAGCATTAGTAAAAGCTAACCAAGCATTTGGTGGTACTGGCGAACAATTAAAAGGTGTAGTTCAGGCTTACGGTCAGATGTCAGCAAGTGGTAAAGTTACCGCTGAAAATATCAATCAGCTAACAGATAATAACACAGCTCTTGGTTCAGCTCTTAAATCAACCGTTATGGAAATGAACCCAGCTTTAAAACAGTATAGCTCGTTTGCAGAAGCTAGTGAAGAAGGTGCAATATCTGTTGGAATGTTAGACGAAGCTATGCAAAAGCTCGGTGAAGCAGGTGGTGACGGAGTAACGACAATTAGCGACGCTTGGGATAGTTTTAACGAAACATTATCGCTTGCATTACTTCCTACGCTTGACGCTTTAACTCCTATCATTAGCGGCCTAATAGACCAGATGTCTGACTGGGGCGAAAGTGCTGGTAAATCTGTATCAAATGTAGTTAAGTATTTCCAAGACTTGTTTCAAAAACTTCAAGAAAATGCAGCCACTTTAGCCTTTTTAGAGGCTTGGGATAACATAAAAAGTGCATTTGATTCCATAGTTTCTATTATAGCGAATGTTATCAATTCATTTCTCGGAATAAATAAAGAAACAGCGGAAAACGCAACAAGTATAGATAACGTAGCAAAGAGCATAGCTGTATTTGCTGGTAAATTTTCAGAAGTTACGAAAAAAATAGCTGATTTTCTTAAAAAAATTAGTGAAAGTAAAAGCGCAATGGATAAGATAAAGGTAGCTTTAGTTGCTTTGGCTAGTGCATTCGTTGCTTTGAAAGTTATTAATGGAATCATTAAGGCTTTCGAGATATATAATAACATAGTTAGAATTGGAACAGCTATACAAAAAGCTTTCAATGCTATAATGGCTATAAATCCATTCGTAGCTCTTGGTATAGCTATCGCAGCTATTGTTGCTGGTTTAGTTTATTTCTTCACTCAAACCGAAACAGGTAAAAAGGTTTGGGCTAGTTTTGTGGACTTCTTATCGCAGTCAATTGAAGCTATTAAACAGTTCTTTACTGGTTTAGGTACTTGGTTTAGTGAGTTATGGACTTCCACAGTCGAGGGTACAAAAACCATATGGAACGGAATAACAGAATTTTTTAGTGGCTTATGGAATGGAATAGTGACGATTATAACTAATGTTTTCGCTACAATAGCTAGTGCAGTAACAGACGCTTATAACTGGTTCGTCACAACTTTCCAACCATTAATTAGTTTTTATCAATCTATATTTAACCTAATAGGATCAATTATTAATGTAGCTTTTCAACTTATCTTGGCTATTATTCGCGGTGCTTACCAGTTAGTTATCGGTGCATGGAAAGGCCTATCAGGTTTCTTTGGTGGAATATTTAACGCTGTTAGTTCAGTAGCTTCGTCAGTATTTAGCGCGATCGGAAGTTTTGCTTCTAGTGCTTGGGAAGTAGTTCGCTCAATATGGAGTGCAGCAGCTGGTTTCTTTAGTGGTATATTTAATTCTGTTCGTAGCGTTGTTAGTGGAGTGTTCAGCGCTCTTGGTGGCTTTGCTTCTAGCGCTTGGTCAAGGATTTCAGGTGTATTTAGCGGCGTTGGGGACTTCTTTAGTGATGCATTCAATGGTGCTAAAAGTACAGTTAGTGGAGTATTCGACGCTTTTGGAGAGTTCGCCTCTAATGCTTACAACGCAATAACAGGAGTATTTAACGGCATTGGAGACTTCTTTAGCGGTATATTTGGAGGAATCAAGAACACGATAGACAGCGTTCTAGGCGGTGTAACAGGCACGATTGACAAAATATCAGGAGCTATTAACGGTATCGCTGGTAAACTTGGCGGAATGTTTAAAGGTTCTATGGTAGTAGGCTTAACAGATGTTAATTTATCTTCTAGCGGTTACGGTTTAAGTACGAACAGCGTATCAAGCGATAACAGAACATATAACACGTTTCATGTACAAGGTGGTGCTGGTCAAGATGTTTCTAACTTAGCACGAGCAATCAGACGAGAATTTGACCTAGGGAGGGCTTAATGGTAAGACAGTACAAAATACATACCAACTTAGACGGAACGGACGACAAAGTTTGGGACGTCACAAATGGAAAAGTTAGGTTTTACCAGCCCTCTAATTTAGGGTTACAATCAACTAATAACATTTGGCAAAGTAATGGTATTGGAGTAATGGGAACACGCTCAATTACTCAACCACAAATAGAGTTCAAATTAGAAACGTTTGGCGAAAGTTTAGAAGAAAATTATCAATTAATGAAAGACTTCGTAAATGATATTCTTAACCAAAAGTTCGTTACACTTGAATACCAAACAGAGATTTTTCAGGTGTATGCTGATTTAGCTTTAGCAGATGTCACAAAGACGGAGGGTTATGGTAAGAACGGAACTTTCAGCGAAAAGATAACTTTCGATATAATCACAAAGTGGTACACTTACGAAAATCTAACTTTTGATAAAATTCAAAATGGTAAAGTTATCGCTGGTAAATCTAAAATTTACGGTGGAACAGCACCAGGAAGCTATAAATATGTCAAAGGAATTTCTTACACTTATTATGGGGAAACAAATATAGAACGATTAAGTCGCTGGGATATAAAAGACGAAATATTTAGCTTTATGGGAATATTATATCCGCAACTACCTAAAACACCTACTGGAGTTAGATTTTTAGACGATATTGGAAATGAATATACTGCAATTGTATTCAAGACGGAACAGGTACAGAATTATATTTTAATCAATACAGATGTAAATGACGAAACCTATCAAGGTTGGAACGGAACGACTTCATTGAATTTGTTCCCTGTAATGGACTTCGAGAGATACAGAACTCGTATAATTAAAAAAGGCCAAATGGAGCTAATCAATTTAACTAAGGCAGAGTTTAAAGTTAAGAGAAAGGCGGACTTCGTTTAATGTTAGAAGCTAATGTTTATGATAACTTTAACCCTAATTATTATAATATATCTGATTTTACTCTTCCTAACGGTAAAAAAGACAAAAGAGGGCTACCAATACCAAAGGCAAGATGCCAAGTTATTAACTATGAATTGTGGGAAACAGGCTACCTCTACACTTCATCAGCTACTTTGACCGTTTCGGTAGAAGTTGGCGATATTGTTCAAATTCTCTTTCCTGAAGTTGTTCCAATTGAGGAAGCTCTAGGTAAAAAGAAAAAGCTGAATTTAGATATGGTTTACCTTGTGACAGATGTAGATGAAAGCAATAAAGCTACATTAATGAACTATTTTTGGGCAATGATTGAAAGCCTTGATGTTCCGAATGCAATAACTAAAACTAAAAAGACAAACGCTGCTATCATTGACTATTTGATTGACCCTAATAAGAATGAGTTAATGAGCTATGGTTATTTCTTTAATTCAAGTATTTTCGCTGGGAAGGCTACAATTAACCGAAAAGCGGAAACTTCATCAGCTCATGACGTAGCTAAGAGGATATTTTCCAAGGTTCAATTCCAACCAACTACAACCATTCAACATGCTTCATCTGAAACAGACCCTAGAAACTTGTTGTTTATTAACTTTGCCTCAAGAAACTGGAATAGAAGTAGAATAACGACAAGGGTAGATATTAAACAAAATGTAGCAATGGACACGGAAACAATAGTAGAACGTTCAGCTCATAATTTTGCAGTCGTGTTCGTTAAAAGCTTAAATACAGACGACTATAAAGACCCTCCTAAAATGTATACAGCCAAAAACAACGGCGATGTCATTGATTATAGCACTTATCACGGAGACGGAACAGACTTGCCAGAAGTAAGGGTGGCTAAAACATTGTTTTATGATAGAGATGACCATGGAAACCCTCCTGATATGTCTACTATTAAGGCTGAAATTTCTCCCTCTACGATAGTCACAAGATTAATCTTTAATCAAAACGAGCTATTGTCTTTGTATGTTAATGACTTAGTTGATGTTTGGTATGAGGGTAAACTATATTCAGGATATATAGCAGATAGAGTCAAAACGGAGTTTAATGATAGACTTATTTTTGTAGAAAGTGGAGACAAACCAAATGTTATATGAGTATGTAGCCACTTATGGAGACAAATATAGAATAGATAGCTTTAAAGGGCATAGAGAGCTACGTAAAGACCACTTAGAGTTATTGAATGGTAAAGTGTACTATAATAGTAAAAACTCTCTTAGAATCGAAACTACGCTCTTGTACGAGGTCGGCCAATTTGTATCAATTGGTGGTTATCCTTATGGCGGTAGAAAATTTAGATTGTTGGAGCTATCAATTACTGATAACCCAGTTTTAGATAAAGCAAAGATAATTTCAAGAAAGGTTAAAAATGACAATTAAAAACTTTACATTTTTCAGTCCAAACGGTACAGAGTTCCCGGTCGGTTCTAATAATGACGCAAAGTTATACATGATGTTGACAGGAATGGACTACGGAACGATTAGACGCAAAGACTGGACAAGTCCGTCAAATACAGCCCTAAACGTACAATACACTAACACTTCAATTATTGCTGGCGGTCGATATTTTGAACTAGTAGACGAAACAGTAGCTTTGAAAGGAGATTCAGTTAATTACATTCATGCAAATATTGACTTAACTCAAACCGCTAATCCTGTCAGTTTATCAGCCGAAACCGCAAATAATAGCAACCGTGTTGATATAAACAACGAATCTGGCGTTTTAAAAGTTTGTTTTGATGTTATTGTAACTTCAGGAACTGGCGTAACAAGTACTAAACCAATTGTTCAGACCAGTATTTTGGATAGTATTTATGCAAATAATATATCACTTAAAGGTCCAATCTATGTTCCAACTCAAATGTCGACAGTTCAAACCGCTCCTGGTTTGCAATTGCAACTTACTAAAAAGAACGATGATTTAGTAATTGTTAGATTCCTTGGTAGTGTGGCAAATATAAAAAAAGGACAAACGATGTCTAGAACGTGGGTAGATGAACCATTTCGTCCAGCTGTTGTTCAAAGTCTTATTGGTCATCTTGTTGGAAGAGATAGCATTTTCCATATTGACCTAAACCCAGATGGTAGTATTACTTGGTGGGGGGCAGATATTGGTAGTAACTCTATTTCGGCACGTGGTAACGCATGCTACTTTATTAAATAACAAAATAGAAAGCGAAACAAAATGGTAACTAGAATGATTTTAATAACTATCTTGATTTTGGCGATTCTTTTCGCTACGTGGGTCAAAGATAGAGAAGCAATGAACCCACCTTTCAAGCGTAGACTCGTGATTGACTTGACGGTAGTCTTCGCGCTATGGGTTTTATATGCAGTCTTTTACTTTACACAAACACCCTCAACTTCTGATATCGCTAAAACAGTGATTAACCTAGGCTTGTTGTACTTCGTAGGACAATTTATTTACTTAATCGCAAAAATTAGCCCTATGTTTGACGGTTTGGTTAAACTTATCAAAAAGAGTGGTGTAAGTGTTCCTGAAGCTGAAGAAGAGCAAACGGAGGACAAAAAAGAATGAATATAACTAATGCTGGGGTACGTGGGCATGATCCTACTGGGGTTGTAATTCACAATGACGCTGGTTCAAATGGTGCTAACGCTGGCTTTTATAATAGTTGGTTACCTAATCATAACCCTGAAAATGGCTTTGCTCATGTTTATATTGGAAATGACGGAAGATTGCAGGCTTCGGACTTCTCTAACATGGCATGGCATTGTGCTAACTCATACGGCAATACAAATTATGCAAGTTGGGAAGTATGCCAATCAGAGGGCGATTTAAACCAGTTCTTGAGAAATGAGCAAGCGGTACTAGATGACGTTGCTAAGTACATGAAACAATGGGGACTAACTCCTAATCATGATACTGTGAAGCTACATCAAGAGTTGTCATCTACTTCATGCCCTAGACGTTCCGTAGAGGTACATGGTGGCACGGTAGAGAGTTGTCGCTCATACTTTATCGCAGAACTAAATAAACGCCTTACAGGACAAACTGGGGGCTCTAACAATAACACAACAGAAAGCGGAGAAATTGAAATGTTTCTAATTAATTGTAAAGACACTAAAAATTGGTATGTATGCAATGGAGTATCAGCACGACATATTAAAACAACTCGTATGCTTGGCGGTTTCCAAGGTAAATTTGGAGTAATCAAGTTACCAGAAACAGTTATGTATCAAGCAGAATTTGAAGCAGAGTATGGAAAAGTAAACTAAAAAATAATATAAAAAAGACAGCTTTATAGCTGTTTTTATATTTCTTTATATTTAATTTTCTTCACTAACTCGTTGTTCTTCAAGTGCTTTCTCATTAGCTTGCTTTATATGCTCATATTTTGCTTTCTCTTGCGTTTTAAACTCTTGTTCATATAATTGTTCCACAATATCATTAAAGCCCTTGTCCGCCTTTTTATGAGCCTTTTGAATCAATACGATACTTCTAGTTGTGTCATCTGTTAAAATAAATATATTTATTCTCCTTTTATATGCTTCAATTGCTTACCTGATTAATTGCTTCAATAATATTATTGCCGGTATTTATTAGAATTTCATCACTTACAGTTACATTCTTTCTTGAAAATAATTCGCTCTCAATCTTCATAAAGTGCATTGCTTTAGCTAAAAATTGAGCTGATGATTCATAATATAATGTTTCCAGTTCATCATCTGAAAGCTGTGTTAAATCATCATTAGCAAAAGTTGTGAGTTTTCGCTTAATCTCTTTGCCGTTTTCTTCTTCTATATAGTAACGCTTCATCTATTCATTCCTTTAATTTCAAATTTTTCAATAATATACCGTTTAGAACCAAGCTCAAAGCTGACTAGATAATTATTGAAGCAGTCTTTCTTGCTTAGGTCATTAGCAATCTTTCTAGCTGTTTGCTGTGGATATTTTGACCTATTTATTTTACTTGTGTATTCGTGTAATATTATCTCATTGCCTCCCTTTGCATTTTGCGCTTCAAACGTTGCTTATATAGATATTCTTTACTTGGCTTTAAACTAGCCAATATCTCATCTAGTAAGTCAAACGCTTCTCCGTTATCTCCTACGCTATCAATTTTTTTTAGTGTAAGCTCGTGCATTTCATCATCATTGAAAAACATAGTAAGATAAGAGAACGCTACGGTATGCGGTAAACTCAAGCGTGATTTAGTTATTTTTATGTTAGGCCATGTACCTGTCTCATCTTTAATTTTTGACTCAAGTTGATTCATTCCGATACCTTGCTCTTTTAGTACGCTAGTGATTCTTTCATATAATTCTTCGTTTGTCATTATGCTATAACCTCAATTATTTCTGTATGCTTTTTAACTTCATATCTTTGTTCCTCTGGAAGCAATTCATTCCATTTTAAAGCCTCTTTTTTATTATAAAACTTACGTGATTTAATTTCTTTTTCCAATATCCAAGATACTGTGTAGTATGTAAATTCATCTTTCATCATCCAATTACTCCTGTTTTTATGTTTAATCTTTGTTGACTTGATAAGTGATATAAATTACACCACTTACAGTAATAAGCTCTAACTGGTATCTTACCAGCTTTATTTTTCTTATGCTGGGCATTTGCTATTGAATATAAAGCACCCATTTTTGTGTATTTGCGTTTTTTACACATAATCTAACCACTCCTTAATCGTAAATAATTCAAAGCCATTTAGCTTACTTTGTTTTTCAATTTCTACTTGGTTTCTATCTAGGTCTACCAACAGTTCAATTACAGGTCTACCAAATGTAAACCAACCAAGAACTGTATTAGTTTTAAGTCCAAAATACTTAGCACATTGAGCCTTACAGCTGAAGTATAGTTCTTCTTCTGTCGTAGGGTTATAAGCTACTACCTTTATAGCTTTTTGCATTGCCACTGTTTAACCTCCTTTCTACAAAACAATAGTATCAAATTACTTTACATTTGTCAAGAATCAACTTTAGATCTCTTCAATAAATTCCAAGTATCTTTCATCAATCGCTTTTATCTCTTCTTTTGTGAACTCTGATTTGAAGTTATTTCTTTCTTCTTTAAACCCTAGGAAGAGAAACTTTTGACCTAACTCATTTTTAAAAGAGTTTAAATATCCTTTTTTGTTGTTCATCAATTTAACGTTGTATTTTTTCATTTCTGTCTCCTTTACTTCTATAACCCTAATTGTATCAAAAAAAGCCAATGCTGTCAAACATTAACTTTAATTTTTTTAATTAATTGATGTATATAACATTCTTCGTGGAATCCTCTGACGTTTCCTATTAATTCATATACTTTTAAAGTTAAATCACTATATTCTTCACTATGACATTCAAGATCTGCTATCACTTTTTTAACTCCTTTGATATCAATTTCTTTGTTTAATAGTTTCTCAACAATGTCAATATTATTGTATATATAATAACCGTGGAAACCTATTGTTGATTCTAATACTTGTTCTAATTGTGCGTTCATTGTTTTTCTCTCTTTCTTAACTCTATGTATTGATTATATCAAAAAAAGTTCATACCGTCAAGCATAAACTTTGTTCTTTTAACCAAAAATTAGATCCGCTTCTTCTTGTAATACTTCTTCGGGAATTTCAGCACCACTTACATCATATTGAATACTCAACAAGTACATTGTCCATTTTCTTCTAAACTCTTTATCTTTCATTTGTTCCTCTGTGAAAGTTGTGTTGATTCCATATTCTTCTACGATTTGTTGTTTTATAGTTGTTAATACTATCATTGTTTCGTTCTCCTTCATTTCTATAAGACTATTTTATCAAAAAAAGTCAATGCTGTCAAACATTAACTCTTTTTAATTATTTTATTCCTTCCCAGCGTTCAAAATCATCAGCTAGTTCTTGTATAAAGCCCATAATATCGTCAGTAGTGTACTCTGTAAGCTCATTCTCGTTACTTAAGTTAGCAAGTTCTCCTGCATAGTCTAAGGCCTTGTTACGGTCTTTGTCGTAGCTTTCACCCTCTTTCTTGCCAGCTCTCACTAGATACTTCAATACCTGCATTGTATTCCAGCCCACAAGCTCTTCGTAGTTAAAATTATGTTTCAAGTATTCGTTAAGTTCCACACCGTATTCGTTGGCATAGTGCCGATTTTCTTTTAAGTTCATTAGATAATTCCTCCAATCCATGTAATAAGCAACGTTGCGATTATACCTATCCAAGTGATAGCGATAAGTGTAAAGCCGACACCTGCAACTATCATTAAAGTTTTTACTGTATCTTTCATTTTATCTATCCTTTGCTTTCTTCTGTTAGTGGAATCCAGTCAGGAAATTTACTTTCAATATGTTCAATTGCCTGTTCCGTCCATTCATTAATACCTAAAAATTCCATTGCGTCTTCGCTGTGTGGTATAACATTTACTTCCGAAAAGCCAATTGGGTTGTTGTCGCTGTTTTGAATGAAATAAACTTGTTTTACAGCCATTTCTAATGCGTCACCGTGAATAATTACACCATTCATTCCTCTAATTGCAAAGGCATGAATCAAGAATGAAATAGCTTCATCTGATAATTCTAATGCCTGATACCAGTAGTTACTCGGCAAATAGTCAAAAAAGTCTGTATTCATTCGGTCGTCTTGCCACTTTTGAATAATTAGAGTTCCTGTTCCTGCTCCGGTTAAATCAGCACCTCCAGAACCACCTACAAGCAACGCTGTGAGTTTACCAAGTTCATCTGGTGTATAATGCTGACCTTTTGCTGAAACAGCTGAATGAGCCATAAAATAGTCCCTAAAGAAATCAACTCCCATGTCATGGTGGATATTTAAGATTTTAGAGTAAAATTCTTCACGTCCTTTTTTATCAAAAACAAGTTCTTTAATTTGGTTTGTGAAATTCATATGTTCATCAACATTTAACATGTCATAGAATTGCTTTTCAGTAATTGTCATCTCTTCACCTCTTTCATAATTACATTTTATCAAATTACTTTTACTTTGTCAAGAATTAACTGTTCCTTGTCTTTCTAGTTTGATAAAATTTATTCCATTTTTCTATAAGTTCCAGCAACTTAGGCTCATCATATTCAGTAAATAGTTCAATCTGCGATGTAAACCAGCAGTGCAAACAGCGATCGCAACTATAACAGATATTCGTGTATCCTCTGCAATCTTTGCAAACTCCTAAGCCATTACTCGTTGGTACATCGAAGCAATGGCAATAATTTTTATCATTAAAGTATTTTCTTTTCATTGTTACCTTTCTAGTTTAATTATATACTATTATAAGCTATTTCTTTTTAATTATCAAGCAATAAGCACTATAAACCACTAATAAAATAATTGTTATTATAAATAGCGGTGGAATAAATACAGTTACTGCAAACCAAACAATAGAAACTAAAGTATAAATCATGATTTTAAGTATTAGTTTACCAGCAGGAGTTTCTTGAAAAGTTATATCCTCATCTAATGATGAATCATCTTCTGTTGAATTACCGTAAAACAATTTATCTTCATCTACTTCGTACTGGTTTCTACAATAATCACATTTACCATTAGTGAAACTTGAAGCCCCACAGGTTACGCATTCTTTTAATTCCATTGTTGTAACTCCTTTTCTTAACTCGATGTATTAAGTATAATAAAAAAACTCTAAGCTGTCAAGCCTAAAGCCTTTATTTAATAATTTTTTATTTGTCTGTTTTCTCAATTTTTCTTAATTCTTCAAGTGCTTCAATCATTAATTGATAGCTTTCGTATTGTTCTCTTGTAAGGTCGTTTTTGAATTCTGTTAAAAGTAATTTAGCTGTTCTAATGTTTTCGCTCATTGTTGTTTCTCTCTTTCTTAACTTTATATATTGATTATAATAAAAAAACTCTAAGCCGTCAAGCCTAAAGTTTCAATCTTAATATTATTGTTCTTTCAATTTATCCTTGAACCAGATGATTCGTTCTTTGAACCAAGCGTCAACTCCTTCAGGACGTAGCCATTTACCTTGTTTTACTCCATTCTTTTCCATGAACTCAATCACTTTAGTTGGAGTTTCTAGGTCATCCCACATAGTATATTGTTTTGCTGCATTGAATTTACTAAACATTTCAAGCGTTTCGATATAGCTATCTTTTAGGAGTTCCGTATCAAGCAATTTTTGGGCTTTCTCAGCACGTTTAGCAAGTCGTTCGTTAGCTTGTTCCAGTTGCTCCTTTTGTCGCTGTAAGCTCAAATTATGATTGATATAAGCAATTTGCTGTGCATGTCGTCCAAGTTTACCTTGAGTGTTAAGCTCAATCAGTTTGGCTATTCCCTCGCTAAGAATTTCATCAGGAACAAGATTATATTTGTATTTCTTATTTGTGTTTCTTACGTAGTTGTCAAGCGTTTGTTTGATTTTAAGTTTTTTGTGTAGTTCTCTTAATGTTGTCAATTTAATACTCCTTCATATATTTTACCAAACTTCAAAGCGTTAATTTTAACTAACTGCTTCAAGTCTGATATGAATTTCTGTTCTTCGTCAAAGTCAAAAGGCATTGATACGTTTTCCTTGATCCAAGTGAAAGCTCCGTCAAAGTCTTGTCTTAGTAAGCTCATCTTATCCACGATGTCAATAATTTGCTCTCTCTCTTCTGCTGTGTACATGTAACCAACTTTCTAGAAAGGTAAATCTTCCGTATTAACTTCAATCGGTTCAGAATCACCAAATAAGTCCTGTTTAGCTTGTGCTTGCTTTCCATTATCATTAGAGATAAATACTTTTTCAATAGTAGGGAAAACAAAGTTGTAATTTACGTACTCGCCTGATTCCTTAGCTTGTACACGACCACTGACCGTTACGATGTCCCCTAATTGAATGAAGTCAGGCAAGAACGCTGAACCGTACGCAACTTTTACATTAGATCCCTTTTCTTTTTCAAACAATGGAACTGAAATAATTTTCTTGTCGCCTTTTGCTGTGTTTACTGTACGTGTATTTTTTTCGTTTACTTGTGCTGTAACTGTGATAATTGCCATTTTTTATTTTCCCTCTGTTGCTTTCCAAATTGTCATAATATCAAAGATTTCTTTTTTTGTCTTTGTTTTAAGTAGTTCCATATTAGGATATCCAAGTTCTTCAGCTCGTTTTAGCGCTGGTTGAATTTCACGAAGTCGTTGCTTTTCAGCTTCCAGTTCTTTCTGTTCTTCTGTCAAGTCGGGAAGGTCTTCATTTGCGTAGATATATAATCCTAATCCATGGCGAGCGATTGCCTTAACCAGTCCGCGTTGAATGGCTTTGTTTACGTCCATAGAAGTCAGTTTTTCAAGCGGAATTGACTGATTTCGATAGTCCATCACGGGTAGATACTCAATATGCTCTAAGCCCTCAATAGTCATACCAACTTTAACCCAAGCTGTCCTACCGTCTGTGTGATAATTTAACCCTTGCTCATTTTCATAAACTTTACTGTTAGCTTCAGGATATACTTTTTTTACTTCAGACCATGCAAACGCCCAACTCAGATAGTCAAGGTTGTTCTTTTTACTTTTCTTGTCATTTACATTAATGACGCTTAATTTTTCGTATACGCTCATTTTTTCATCCATTTAAATCCTCCTGCGCTTTTTCTTTTTCCGTTGCAACAACTGCTTATATACTTTAATAAGACTCCTGTTTTTTTCTCAGCTTGTGTCATTGATTCAAATTCATTTAATACATTGTCATTTAAGTCTAATTGAATAATTTTTTTAAAGCATTTTTCAGCAGCCCTTTTTATTCTAGTGCCATGTATGAGGTTTTCTCTCACAGTGCACCATTCAAGGTTACTTAAATCGTTATTTAACTTATTTTCGTCAATATGATTTACACAAGGCTTTTCGTCAGGGTTATCTATAAAAGCAGTTGCTATAATTCTGTGTAAATATAGATGCTTCCTTTTATTATTTTCGCATAAGAAAAGCCTTAAATATCCATTATTATTAAGAGAAGTTTTAAGCACTCTACCGCTTTTTATATTTCTAACTTTGCCTTGATTAGATACTTCATAATTTTCAAAACCCTCAATTTTAACAAAAGTTTCAACTTCGCTCATTTTCTCCTCTTTCTACAATGAAGACGTCGCCTTGTCTTGTAATTTCGATATTATACTTAAGCATTGGTAAAATATATCCGTCTTCCCAGTAGTCCCACAAGTCATTTATTAAGCCATATAAGCGCTCGTTAGGTTCTGCCCTATACTTTGTCTCGTTCATTTCTTCAAGCTCTTTAGACAGCTTTCTGACGTTTCTAGCATAATGTTTACTTGCTTTTTCTCTGGTTCTTAAACTTTTGAAGTTGCTTTTCATATATGAACTTTCTAATATCTTCTTTTTGCTGCTTTTCCTCTTTATCAGACCAGCCAACCTTTTGACCTTTTCGCTTGCCACTTTGGTAAACTCGCCTGTTATCTTCTGGAAAGCCATTTTTCTCGAAGTATATTCGAGCATATTCAAAGTAATTTAAGCTATTGATGTACTGCTGACTTCCCTTTTTATGATAATTGAGAGTAATTAATCGCCTTTCAGCTAGTGATTCAAAAGATGTTATCATTAGTTCTCCTTTATTTTTATATATACTATTATATCAAAATTATTTATTATTATCAAGCATTAGATGATATTTTTTTATTTATTTCTGTTTTTAATTGTAATGCTTTAATCAATGCACGTTTAGAATAATCATTTTCGCAAGCTGTGTGCAATTTTTTAGACTGTCTGACTAGAAATTCAGCACGTCCAAGCCAAACTTTGAAGAGCTCGTCATTGCGCCATTCAGCTTTTACCATTTCTTCTAATGCACGATATAACCAGCCGTAAACTTCTGCGTGTAAAATAATTGCTTTGTTCTCATAATTAATCATTTTCTATTACTTTTCCTTGTTCTTTAGCTAAGTCTAAGAAAGCCTGTGCCGATTCTTTCGTTGTTTCGATTGGGGTTTCGGCCTTTACTTTTTCAACTAGTTCGTTATCTGGTTCTTTTTTCGATTTATTGACGCAAGTGAATACTGAATCAACGTAAGAAAAGTTTAAATCATCGTCAAACTGATATCCACGCGCTTTGACTGATAACTTAGAGAAGTCGTTATGCTTGCCACGTTTAGGACTTAACATTAACATAAATTCTGCCCAAGCTGTAAGAGTAGAACCACCTAAGGCGTCACTAGGCTTTACCATATAGGCTTTATCGTCCATTGAGTTTGCATAAGCTGATTTATTTGCATGAGCTACCAGTAAGAAAGTTACATCTTGAAAGAGCAACTTCAAGCGTGTAATTCTTCTAAGCATTGGCTCGAAGTCTTTACCGTAGATAATATCGCCATTTCTTAGCATTGTCATAAGGTTGTCTAAAATAACGAACTTGATATCATTTTCTTTGATGTACTCATACAATAAATTCATGTGGTGCGAATCATCAAGCATAAACTCGCCACCTGTTAAGAAATGCAAGTCTTCTGGTGCAGTGTCTTTATTTCTAAGCCTTTTGTTTAACTCTCTGTCCGTGTCCTCATTGTCGATGTATAGTGTCTTACTACGCTTTGTGTCATAACCAAAAAAAGGTAGTCCTTGCGATACCATTAAAGCCATGTGCATTGCTAGAGAGCTTTTAAACGACTTAAACGGTGCTACAAGTATTCCAGCTTGTGAACTAGGCATTAACGTATCAATAAGCCAGTCATCTTTTAAATTTATTAAGTCTTCACGCTCTTTTAAGTGCTTGGCTGTCTGTACTTTATCAAATATGTTAGTCACTAGTCACCTCCGTTGGCTCTGATTCTACTAATTTCCAATAATCTTTTTTATTTTCATAAGTATCTCCATAAACATCATCATGGTAAAGCATTGAAGAATCACTTGGAGCTAATAACCAACATTCTCCACCGCCATAAACATAAATTACTTTTCTTTTAGTCATTTTTTTCTCCTTTAGTATATAATAACAAAAAAGACTTGAAAAGTCAAGCCTTAATTCTATTTCTTTCTTTTATGAATTTATTTTATATTTATCAAATCTTAGATATTACTTGAACCAAGATAAATCAATTTCATTAGCTAAGTCAGCTATCTCTTTCAATGCTTCCTCGTCTGTCATACATTTTGAGTCACACTCTTTTAGTTTACGTTCGATTTCATCAGCTGTTTCGAGCGCCTCTTCTAATGATTGAGTTTTGTTAAAGTTTTTCATATTTTCTCCTTTGTCAAACATTAAATCTATTATGTGCTACCTTTTTACATAGCCCTTAGCCCTTAACGTGTCGTATAATCCCAGCAAGTTAAAAGAAAAGACTACTTAATTTCAAAACTTTTCTATAAATAACTCTGTCAGACTTCTACGCGTCACGAAGTGTTTCTGTTCACGACACTTATGGAACTCATAATCTTTTATTTCATGCTACGCTCTAGGCTATTTGTAAAGTAATCACATTTTCAATTGAGTCTAGGTTTTAAGCAACTATCCTGACCCTCAAGCGTAAGATTATGAATGACTTTCGATATGTTCAACTTTATTCAATATTGAATTCTCTATTTACATTAGTTACAAGTCATTCAGCAACTAACTATTCAATTACATAGATAATAATAACATAGACATTTTCACTTGTCAAATATTAGATACTTATATTTTAACATATCACATTTTACACTTTGAGTTATCCTATGTTATGTAAAATATTCTGTTCCCTCTAATTCTCCTAAATAATAAAAGTATGTTACAAATTACAAATCGCTATACAATGGGCTTTGCTCTTGTTTTCTTAAACATTTCACAATTCCAGTACAAGATAAAATGTTTATCAAACACTCCGGAATTCCTTTAGAAATCTTACAAACAAGAAAGACATTGTGCTTACTGATACCATACTTTACAAACAGGACACTCAATGCACTTACATTCTGCCACTTCTAGTCAAATTGCGGTTAAGCGTAAAACAAAAGCCCTAAGGGGCTGATTTATTTTTTTACTATAATTTATTTATTTCCTCCTAAATCAAAATGTATTGCTGGCTGATTGTTCCATAGTTCTAATGTTTCCTTATCTACTTCTGACTGATTCATATACTCTCTATTCATTCTAGCTCTTGTATTAGCTACTTTAAGTTTAATACGTTTCTTGTATTCTTGCTGTCGTAAGTACATCAGATATTTATCTCTAGCCATAGTTTCCTCCTATAAAGATTATAACACAAAATACCTACAAAGTCAATCATATCTTACATAACACAGGATAACACTATCCCAAAAAGTGCGTTTGATATAATAAGTATATCAAGTTAAGAGAGGAAAGCAAATGACAGAAGAACAGCTATTATTTAAGCAAGAAACATTGTCAGAAGTTGACTTTAACGAGTTCTTACTTAACGCTGTTGAATGTGGTTTGATTAATCTTGAGACAGCTTTAATCTTTAAGGGAGAATAAAGAAATGAATAAAGAGCATATTTTAGCACAAAAAGAAGTATTAGCTCCGATTGAGTACGAACACTATGTTAAACACTTATTTGATATCGGAGAACTAAGCAAAGAACTTTATATTGAATTGAGTTCTGATTTATGAGCAAAGCCTTAGCAATTGACTTCAGTACATCTAATACTGGTTATGCGTTTCGTAACCCTTTAACAAGTGAGTATGTAGTTGGTTCAATCGCAGGTGGTAAAAGTAAAGACCCTTTGGAACGTGCAAAACTAATTGCTGACGGGATAACAGAAATCATTGAGCATTATAACTTATTTGATTATTTTATTTATATTGAAGAACCTATCATCACGTTCAAGTCTAAGGGTAACATCTCATTGATTAGAGCTAACGGTTCATTCTTAGGAGTCATGCGTAACCGTCATAACATTGGGTATGTTGATATACCAAATTCTAAATGGTGCGGTTATCACTTAATCAAAGGTAAAAGCAAAGCAAGAAAAGAACAAAGCATTGAGATACTCAAGAGCTATAACATAGTACCTGATGATGATATCAATGATGACCAAGCTGACGCGTTCTGTATCTTACTCTATGTAGAAAGTCAGGAGAATAAATGATTGTGATTAATATTGCCTTGGTTATTCTAGGCATTTTATATGGTGTGGGTTCAGTTACCAACTTTAAAGAGTGGTATTATCGCCATGACTATCTAGCTATTATGCTAAGTGTGTTTACATCTATCTTGTTAGTAGTAGCTGGAATATTAAACATGTTAAATTGAAAAGGGACTTTGAGTAGTTCGCCTATATGGAAATTGGTTGTTAGTATGTACCGAAATAAAACTATCCGTTACTCTTGACGATATAAGAAGGTGTACTGATTGACGGTACTTAAATGTTATAGAGTTGACAGCCAAAGCAGAGGGTGCAAGGTAACCAACAGCCCTTTGCATATTGCGAGCATAGTATAGTGGTAATGCTACAGATTCCAAACCTGTAAACGTGGGTTCGATTCCTACTGTTCGTGTTCTCCTTTATTTTATTATATGTTATAAGTTATAGTTCTTATGGCATATAATAACAGGATATGGTGTCAATGGTAGCATACGTGTTTTGGGAACATGTGGTGTTGGTTCGAGTCCAGCTATCCTGATGAGTGGTGTATAGTCCATAGACGAAGTGCTAAGCTATTGCGCAGTACCTTGGCACAACTATATAAGACAGCTGTTAGAGTAATATGGTGTGCTGACGTGGTGTAGGGTTCGATTCCCTACTGCTCTATACGATAAGGGGGAAGCGAATGATTATATTATTATTTATTATTATGTTGTTCATTAGTCCTCGTATAGCATTGTTGTTATTGCTGTTGGCTATTAACCCAGTGTTCGTATTGCTATGGCTATTGGTATGGCTTGCTATTAAGTTAAAGTAATTAGGAAAAATATTTTTCCATAGGT